CCTGAACGTTCCTCCCAGAACGTTTGCGTTTTCATTACTGCTTATATTATTAATATAAGTGGCGCTTCAGGAAGATTAAACAAACCCATTGTTTAATATTGTACTCATGGATACTCCGATAATTGCTGAGACAATTGTTACATTTGAAAATGTTACACCAAGTGAAATTACTGGGGCTATTGGCAACCATGCATCTAAACAGGTGGATTGGTGTGCCCCCCCTAGTGCAGGTTTTGTTGGTCCATACATCCATTTTGATGTTGAGCGTGCTCAAAGGGAACTTAGCTCTATGTTGGTTATAGATGCCACTGAGCTTGACATCATTGAGGAGAATGTTTTTGTAGCCATCACTGTGTTTTGTCAAACATGGTTGTGTAAGGCTTTCGGCTTGAGTAAGCGCGAAAGTACCCAAGCTACTATCCTTAGAGAGACCATATGTGCTGCCGTCGAAGAGGCTCATGTGGATGCCAATGATTACGTAGAGGAACATATTGATACTTCTGTTAAGAACACCTACAATAATGGTGAGGTCACACAAGTGGTGACACGTGTCCGTAAAACATCACGTTTGGTTAAGGGTAATCGTTCTAAGTTTGCTGGATCTCTCGCTCAGAGAATTAAAGTCAAATTTGGAACTCTTAAATTTACCGAAGCCAATCGTATTATGGTGCATAGGTGGTTGTCAAAAATTGTTGAAGAAGAATTCAAAGATTTGCGTACTGTTGATAAAGTGTTGGCACTGGAGCGTGCCACGTTTATGGCGTTCATTGTGTCTGAGGATTATGCTAGGTTTAAAGTCCTGTTTGAGGATGGAAAAATGTCCGACAGGCTTTTGGCACACTACGGTGTGTCAAAATAGGGGTGCCCAGTTGTAACGGATGGGGAGGAACCGTGTGAAAGTGATGCATATAAGCAGATTCCCCCTCATAAGTTGGTCGTTGAAGAACGACTGGGTGTCACCAAGACTCGACAATGTTTGCGCATTAGTCGAGTCGCTCCAAATATCCAAATTGCCCCGTTTAATGAAAACTTGACTACTTTACGGAGGGCTGTCGCGGAACGCGTCTTTCTTGTGAAAGAAGATGGTGTTTTCCGAGAGCCCCCAAAACCCAAGCCTGCGCATTTCGAGAGCACATTAGCAAGTGTTCGAGACATGCTACGACCTCATCTTCCTTCGACCGCTCCTCTGAGTTTTGTTGACACTGTCAACACATTTAAGGGCTGCAAGAAGAAAAGGTACGAGCGTGCTTATTGTAATATACTGTCTACTCGCAGAGATATTGCAAGGGAAGCTCAGGTTAGCGTATTCGTTAAGTATGAAAAGACTGATCGAACAATTAAGAAAGATCCGGTACCGCGTGTGATCTCCCCCAGGACGCCAGAGTATAATTTGCGAGTCGCTCGATATCTGAGAAAGATCGAGGATCCAATATTTGATGCTCTTGGTGATCTTTTCGGCCATAAAACCGTAATGAAAGGTGTAACTATGACACAAACAGCGAGGCTTTTGCGTGAAAAATGGGAAATGTTTCGCAAGCCTGTTGCTGTTGGTTTAGATGCATCACGGTTTGACCAGCATGTTTCTAGAGAAGCTCTAGAGTTTGAACATAAAATATATGAAGATTGCTTCAAGTTCAAACACCACAAAAGAAAGTTAATGAATTTATTGAAACATCAGCTGAAGAATAAATGTTCTGGATACGTCAATGACGGTTCAGTTAAATATACAACTGATGGTACTAGAATGAGTGGTGACATGAATACTTCCCTTGGTAATTGCATCTTGATGTGCATGATGATTAAAGCATACGCTATCCATTGTGGTGTCAGCCTTCAGCTGGCCAATAATGGTGATGATTGTGTGGTTTTCATGGAATCTAAAGATTTATTGAAGTTTAACAAGGGTTTGAACGACTGGTTTAGGAAAATGGGCTTCAACATGGTTGTTGAGTTGCCTGCCGAAGAGTTTGAAAATATAGAGTTTTGTCAAACAAAACCTATTTTCGACGGGGGGTCATGGGTTATGTGTCGTAACCCATGGACCGCTATTGCTAAGGATTCGGTGTTGATGAAGAACCCGAAGAATGTTAGTGATGCATTCTTTAAGCAATGGTGTGACGCTGTAGGTACAGGTGGGATTGCTTTGGCCGGCAGTCTCCCAATCTTCCAATCTTTCTATGAGATGATGAAACGATCAGGCCAAGTAACTCGTAAGAATCGGCAAGGCAGAACTCGTTATATGGAAACCAATGAATTACTTCCTTGGTTCATGCGGGAAACAGGATTAAAAGGTGGTCGGATTTCTGGTGAAATAGCTCCAGAAACTAGATCCAGCTTTTATTTTGCTTTCGGTGTGACTCCTGACGAACAAATCTGTCTTGAGAGTTTTTACGATAGTCAAGTAGTAGCCACATCGCGTGGGGAGTGGCATCCTCGCGAGATGTTTCCTATTTGTGTGTAAGTAGATTGTGGAAAAAGATTACCACGTTAAATCCATCCTATATTGTTATGGGGTCCATTATTTAAGCAACCAAAACTCATTTGAGATGCTAATACAAATGCCAAGAGACTGCACGGTTGCGCGTCAGTTTTAATGGATGATCAGTCCCCTTAGGTTAGGGGATCCCATACAAACCTCCCAAGTTTGAAAAATTTTTCTTTTAACATACTGGCTTCTAGTTCTAGAAACGGAGCTGCACATTTTGTTGATTTGAATACTACGCAATTTGGCACAAGATTTAACTCTTACAGACCTAAACCTTTGGATTTGAATTTGCCCCACG